AAAAACACCTATAAATAAAAAAACAAACACTACAGGCTCTTCTCAACCCTTTGATGTAAGAGAAAAAAATAGATTCCCTTTTGAAATTTTTATAGATAGTAGTCAAAATTTAAATTTCAGAAAAAGTGATGGAGTAAACACCCCAACAGTAACTGTTCCTATAGCTACAGGATCTTTACACCATGTAGTTTGTATGAGCTCTGCATCTGTAATGGAAATATGGATGAGTGGTTCTAAAATATCATCAACTACAGACACAACTATAGAACAAACAGAAAACCAAGCTAACTTATACTTAGGTAGTAAAGGCGAAATAAGTAATTATTATACAGGTAGTTTATCCAATATAATGATTTTCAATTCTGTAAAAACACAACAACAAATTGAAAATCTATCTTCTAGTTTAGATGGAAATCCTTATGTGGGGAATATATTTTATTCTAATGGTGTTTCTATAATAACCCATCCTAAACACCAAGATATAGCTTTACCTTCTACTGTAGTTAAAAAATTATCTTTTTCAAATATCCACCCTATATATGAAAATGAATATCAATGTACTATCCAAGCAGACGAATATAATTTTACACACAATATTTCAACAAGAAAAATAAAATCAGACCAAAAACCAGACCTAGCAAATTTTGCAACAGGATCACAATTTAAACCTTATGTTACAACAGTTGGTTTATATAATGAAGACAACGAATTATTAGTAGTTGGTAAAATGGCTCAACCTTTAAGAATGTCAAATGAAACTGACACAACTATCGTACTTCGCTGGGATACCTAAAATAGTCTTCGTACATTGTATATATGCAATGGAACTATCAAAACAAACATATTCAAGAAATTAATGATCTCCCAGAAGGAGCATTTGGTTTCATCTATCAAACAACTCACATTCCAACAGGAAAAAGATACATTGGTAAAAAATCTTTAATTTATAATTTAAAGAAAAAATTAGGTAAAAAAGAAAAAGCCCTATGGGAAGGTAAAGGTCGCCCACCAGTATACAAAAGAGTATTAAAGGAAAGTGATTGGAAAACTTACTATGGATCACATGCATTTATTAAAGATGCAAATGATGATGATTTAGAAAGAACAATTTTACAAGTGGCTTTTAATAAAAAAGAACTCACATATTTAGAATGCAAATACCAATTTATATTAGAGGTTTTAGAAGATAAAAAATATCTTAATGATAATATATTAGGTAAGTTTTACGATAGAGACTTTAGATGAAAGAAGATTTATTAAAACAGTTATTAGAATCAATTTTAGGTAGAAGTAAATCTGCCCGTGGAGGAGATGAAGCTGTATTTAATTGTCCATCTTGTAACCATCATAAGAAAAAACTTACGTTTAATTTGTTGTCCCAAAAATTCCAATGTTGGGTTTGTAATTATAAAGGTCATAGAGCATTTCAATTACTTAAAAAAGCAGGTGCACCTGGAGCTGCATTTGGAGCTTTAAAAGAAATTGATAAACAATATAATTTCAAACAGCAAACCAAACAAAAAGTAGACGCTAATACCTTGCAATTTCCTCACGGAGTAACGCCTATAATGTCATCATCAGCGATTCTGTCGAAACATGCATTACATTATTTAAATCAACGAGGAATCACACCTCAAGATGTAGTTAAATATGATTTACATTATTGTGAACAAGGTCCTTTAAGAAACATGGTTGTAATACCTTCGTACGATAAAGATGGTTTTTTAAATTATTATGTAGGTCGCTCATTTGATAAAAATGCATATATTAAACATAAATTAGCTTCCAGTACTAAGGACATAATTGGGTTTGAAATGTATATAAACTGGGATTTACCCGTGATTTTATGTGAAGGTGCATTTGATGCTATGGCGATTAAACGTAATGCGATTCCTTTATTTGGAAAAAAATTATCTACAACCCTAATGAAAAAAATAATTGAAAGTAATGTAGAAAAAATATATTTAGCTTTAGATGAAGACGCTTTAAAAGACGCATTTAACCATGCTGAAACTTTTATGTCTTACGGAAAACAAGTTTATCTTATAGAAATGGGAGATAAAGACCCATCTGAACTTGGTTTTAAACAATTTACAAAATTACTTCATAATGCAATAGAATTAACTACTTCTGTGTTAATGAAAAAAAGAATGGCTCTTTCATAAAGTTTTATATTTATAATAAACTGTATAGTTAATGTCAAAAATCGCACTTTTACCTGGTGGATTCAAGCCACCCCACGCAGGTCATTATAACATGGCTAAATGGCTATCAGCCAATACTGGGGCAGATACTACTATAATTTTTGTTGGACCAAAAGAACGAGATGGTATTACACAATCCATGTCTCTTAAATTATGGAAACTTTACACCCAAAATGATTCAGGATTAGAAGTTAGACCAGCTGGAGTTTCACCAGTAAGAGATGTTTATGATTTTATAGAACAAGAAGCACCTGAAGGATCAGCAGTTTATTTAGGAATGGGTGAAAAAGATATTAGTGATAGTCGTTTTAAAAATATACCTAAATTTGCTGAACCTAAAGGAATTACATTTGAAACAAAATTAGTACCCCCACAAGCAGGAGGTGTGTCAGGAACTGAAATGAGAGGTTTTATTAAAATGAATGATAAAGCTTTATTTCAATATTCTTTACCAGAACATTTATCAGACGAACAAAAAAACGAAGCTTGGGATATAGTAACAGGTTTAGAAGAAGATTTATATAATCCAGAAGATAAAGTTTTAGACTACATGAGAAGTAGTGAATATAAAGCAGGAATGCCTGATGGTCCTAAAGATGACATACCTAGAACAAAAAATCAAATCCACAACAGACAAACTAACCCACACGCTCATATGAGTGAAGCAGTATTTTCAAAAAATTGGTGGAAAACACAAATTAACGAAATGTTATCAGAAGTAAAAGCAAACACACACTTAACACACCTTGAAGAATTAGTATTAACTCAAGGACAAGATGGTTTTAATCAAGCTAAAAATTTCTTGTATGAGTTAATTAAAAATTTAAAAGGACAAGACAATTCAATTAAAAACGTTTCTGTAAAATGGGATGGTGCGCCTGCTGTTTTTACAGGTATTAATCCTGATAATGGACAATTTTTTGTAGGTACTAAATCAGTGTTTAATGTAAATCCAAAAATTAATTATACACCTAAAGATATAGACCAAAATCATGGAAATTCTCCTGGTTTAGCTAAAAAATTAAAATTAGCATTACAATATTTACCTTCTTTAGGAATAAAAAATATTTTACAAGGGGATCTTATGTTTGACAATGATGAGGTTGAAACAGAAGATATAGATGGTGTTCCTCATTACACATTTAAACCTAATACAATTAGATATGCAGTTGAAGCAAATTCTGAATTAGGTAAACAAATAATAGCAGCAAGAATAGGAATTATATTTCATACAACTTACAATGATTTAAGTGGTGGTGGTGCTTCATTTGGAGCAGATGTAAGTGGGTTAAGTAAATCACCAAGTGTATGGTTTGATGATGCTTTCTTTAAGGATGACACAGGTGTTTTATTAAGTGAACAAGAAGAAAAATTTGTATTAGAAAAAATTAATGAAGCAGATTCTATAAATGTAGATTATACTAATTTACCTTTAAAAAGTTTAAACACTTACATTAACAGTGAAATAAGACAAGGTGAGTTTTTAGATGATCCTTCTAAGTCTTTTGAAAGATTTAAAAATTGGTATCAGCGAGCAGTAGATAAAAGTATTGAAAAAGTTTCTAGACCAGAATCAAAAGAAAGAAAAAGACAAGCGGGTGAAGAAAAACTTAGAGAATTTAATTCTCAAAAACAAGACATAATAAATATATTTAAAGTAAGCAAATTACTTTCTGAAGCAAAGGCTATATTTATAACCAAATACGATAAAGCTGTAGCTACTAAACATTTTATCGATAATGGAGATGGTACTTTAAGTGTAACTAAAGCAGAAGGATTTGTAGCAGTTGATCACACTGAAAATGGTATTAAATTAGTTGACAGATTAGAATTTAGTAAAAATAACTTTAACGCAGGAAAACCTGGAGCAAAAAAATAAAATGGATAGAATAAAAGAACTATCATTAGATCAAAAAGCTAAACTATATTATATGGGTTTAGTTAGAAAAGGCGAAATAGACAGATTACCAGAAGACCCTAAAGCAGCATTTGTTAAGGATATGATGGGTAGAAAAGATGAATTAAAAGGAATAGCTACCGAATTAGGATATTTAAATGAAAAAGAAAGTTATCAAAATTTACCTTACACTTATGAAGTCCTATTAGACGATTTAGATTTTGAAACACTTAAATCATCTTTTCCTGAATATTACCAAAATGAAAAATTTATACGTCCTCAAACAGGTGAA